ATAGTGTGAATCGATTTGTTGGCCGCGGCAATACATGCTGCTCTGGTAAATAGGTAAGGGGAGTTTTTCTTCATGGGATTTTTTCTGGTATAGGCAATCATCCCTGCACGGCACCACTGAGAAAGGGTATTTTCCGTTATCCCGATCAGCTGTGCCGCGTCTTTTCTGGATATGGTCATTCCTGACATTTATTTCTCCTTTTGCAGCAATCGCACGTAATGGCTCAACACGTCTTTATTGTTGAAGCGCATGTGATTTAGAGGAGCGAATTTGATGGTGTATTTGTCGAGTATTGCGGTGTGTTGTTCGTCTGATGTGTACTGCATTAATTCCTTCAGGCATTCCCTTGCTATTCGTCTGCGTCCGTTCTCTGCTTCCTGTGGTGTCATTGGTCACCTACACTGAGTAAATTACCTTTCTGAAATAAATACTGATGAGAGACAGTGCAGTTTTTAATTTATTTCCTTCATGCTCAGTAATGAAGTGGCGTTCACATTTTTCACAGGTGTAGCCGTAATAAAACAACTCACTTTCATTAAGACGCTTATTGCATATTTCGCAGCGGTGACTATTTTTCATTCTCTTCCCTGCTGTCATTTATATCAAACGGCATCCCGTCTGCCTTCATTGGCTTGATGCTGGCAAAATCACAAGGAACTATTATCCCGCCAAATGACTGAGCCATCATTAATACTTGCTTTGCCTGAAGTGCCACTATGTTTTTCGGTAGTGCTATTTGATATGTTTCGCCATTAATTAAAACTAATGTCGTTACTGCTTCAACTTTTTTCATTCTCCGCATCCTTCATCATCAGGAATACCTCCATAGCGGCGCGTAAGGGATTTTGATTATGCGCATCAAAATAATCTACCTGAAACCCGTCATTAACATCTTCGGTACTTCCGGCATATTCAGCCATCCAATCTTCATTAAGTCGTGGGGCATATAATGAAATTTTATTATCAATAATAATCGGCATTGCGTCCGCCGGGTTGTTGCAATAATCAGGTAGCTCTACTGTTTTTCTTGAATTAATACCATAATTGAAGAATGTGAAAGGTTGTTCATCCGTTGGTGATAAATACCAATCACCGTAGATTGTAATTTCAGCCACAGCCTTATTAATCTCAAAGTCTGATTTGTCACGATATTTGTTCATCACGTAATATTTCCTCTATCTTATTTTTAATAGCAATGAGGTCTTGTGTTGTCACGTCCATATCCCATGACGGAACCTTTACCCTGAATCTATTTTTGATTGTTGCTTCAATTTCGATATGGTCATCATGTTTTTCTAAGGCCACATAATACCAATTAGTCATGAACCACCTCCGCACACACTAATTCAACATTCCGCACAGTCATTACCTGCACTGCACGGCTCTCACATTCTTCGAGCGTATAAATATCATCGGTAACAGGCACAGGAGAGCCGTGCATCACCAGTAGTAATACAAATCCGATTGTCATGGTTATTTGTCTAGGCGGTAGAGTGGGATGTCGCTATATTCATCTTTATATGGATAAAGAAATGCACATTTAAAATTAAGCTCCTTCCCATGGACATAGCCAACAGGCTTTAATGCATCGCGTGATGCCTGCCAACCAATCGACATTAAATCGACATCCCGGTCGGCGTAATTTAATCCGTTATTTGCTTTTTTTAATTTCTGCTCCAGCTCTGCTGGGTCAGTGTGCAATTTAATGTATTCCTCAAACTGCTGTCGTGATATATCCATCACCCCTCCTGAATCTGCTTAATTTCTGGTGCTGATTTTCTGTACCCAGCTTTATATAGACGGTCGGCATACATATAAGCAGTTGCCATGCCTGTGTCAGCAATATTAACGTTTCCTTTATCAGTGGTTATATTTGCCAGTGACAAGTCTTTTGCCATTTGCTGAATTTCCTTTTCAGCTATTTCTTTCCGCTTTTCATCTGCCAACTGCTTCGCCAAATCTGAGCAGCCAAAACAGATGTTTGCTGCCTGTCCTTGAATTAAATTATTTTTACCGACATGACCGCCACAGAGGTTACAGATATCTTTCGGGTCTGGCTCTGGTGTGACAAATTGCATCATCTGCCCGTGCATCACGTACTCACTTTTCATATTCACCCCTGAATCTGCTTAATCAATTTCACGCCCATTAACAGACTGGTAGTTAAAATGCCAGAACAGAAATTCACGACCGCGCTTCGTCAGCCGTAACTTATCCGTAGTCAGCCTCATGTTTATCAATATGCATTGAGTAGTGTGCCCGTTGTGATATCCGGCCATAGCATTCAGGCATCCTTTGCCAACGATGTCGCGATAGTTGGTGTGACCGTAGTTCGTCCCTTCAAAATGCTTTGCGATATACTCATCCGTGATATCTGCTATTAAGTCGATTGGTCGTGACATATTCACCCCTGAATCTGCTTAATTGCCTCACGTACTGCGTTTAATCTGGATTCCATGCGTACATACTCAGGATTGTCGACAATCGGCCAGTTCTCATAATAGGCGTCGTCACCAAATAAATTTAGCAGTTCGCTACCCATGTAACAATCGCAGCAATCACGTTTGACATCATCGGATGATTCAATAAAGCTCCAATAATTTCTTGCTTGGGATTTATCTATTTCATCTTTTTTCCTAAGCGCAATAACTTTATTTTTTGCAAATTCAATATTTGCATCATTATCGCTATCAAGTGATTGGTTTAACTGTGGCGCTAACTTAGTTATCCAGTACTCATTACTGATATCCATAATGAATTCAACTAATGAGCACCCCATCGAGCTCCAGAAACATGACCATGAGTTACCGTATTCGGTCACTGTAATACGACCTCTGTAATCGCCGTAATCTTCGAGATAAACATGAATGGGGTCATGCCGTGGCACATCGGTTATTATTAATTTCGTTACTTGAGATTGCTCCATTTTCATATTCATTCCTCTGTTATCAGCATCCCTGCATTACGCTTCATCCTGAGACGGTGGGGTTATTTGGTTAAAAACTCGATTTCTTCCCTGAGTTCTTTCGTGAATTCGCGAATTTCCGTTTCTATTTCACTGGCAAGACCTTCATCAAAAACAATCCGCGTTTTGAAATAGGCGAGATTTTCCGGAAGCCGGTTGTCATAGCTGACGAAATCACACCACCTGCGTCCGGTGCACATCATCTGACCGTGCATCTGAAGGATGTATTCACGCTTTGGCTTTCCGGTTTTTATGGTCTCAATATGAGTTGCTGTGTTCGGGCACTTGATTTCGATTAATCCGTCATCGTTTACAAGGCCGTCCGGGCTGGCTCCGAAAAGCTCAATGGTGGGGTGCAGAATAAAGCCGGTTTCCGTTACCGTGGCGTCGAATTCGTTGAGGCAGTACATTTCCCTTGCCACCGCCTCAAGCTCGTTACCGCGCTCCATACTTGCTGATTTAAAGGTCTCTTCCTTCTGGCCTGTCAGTGTTTCGCAAACCAGCTGAGCCATATAATTCTTCCTTGTCGCTCCGCCGCCTTTCGCCATTACTTTTGCAATATTGCTTGCCGTGACTTTCCCTAGCCTGGCCGAAAACCACTCATCCGTTCTCTGCTCCATCTGTCACCTCAGTGTATTCGGCATCAATGGCGATACTGTTTTTGATTCTCTCTTTGTCTGCTGACCCGATGATCGTCCTTTCTTCGGGGGTAAGCTCTGTCCATAGCTGCTTAAATGCCTCCATTCCGTTTTTTGCAGCCTCTTCGCAGCGTGCGATGAGCTCTGGCCGGTTTTCATGGCTCTCCTGTCCGTTGATAACCCCAGCCGGTGTATTTTCTGTGATGCGCTCTGCCTCATCCTGGTCGTAAATGCCAGCAAACCCGAATGCCAGACGTGCACACTGAATCATGGCTTTATGCCGCAGCATGCGTTTAGGGTGAGATTTCCACGGCTGGGTTCCACGATTACATTCACTCATGTATTCCGTTACTGATGTCGGGTGATTCCGGTCTTTGCGGTAAATTTTGCATGTGCACGATTCGTCATCCATTTCGAATTCCATGCCATCAAAATTTTTGTTGCCGTTAATGATCCGCGCCCATCCGTCAACGCCAACAACAGGAACGATTCCCGTCCTGTCAGGGAAGGCGTAAATCTCTTTTGTCCATGGGTTCAGGTTGTACTGATTGGCGACAATGAGAAGCGCAAGAAACTGCTGGTCTGTGGCCTCAGCCTTGAATGCCGTAGACCGCAGTGTGTTAATCAGGTCTTTCTCGTCGATTGCCAGATCAAGCTTTTGGGCGAGAGAGCCAGCCATCGACACCAGTGAGTTACTCATGAAAAGAATCTCCTTTTTATTTGTTTGCACAGCGAGTTAAAAAGCGCGTCCTGCGCATCGTCACTGAATTTGTCTAAAATTGACTGATCCACGCCAAAGAAAACATCCGATGTTATCTGCTGAACCTCCGTGTCCACGGCATCCTGCCATGCTGCATGCTCCAGCCGCCGCTCTTCCTGAGCATCCTGTGCTG